ATCGCTTGACATAATCCATGTTTCGTATATGCTTTGTAGGCTATTTCTATCTTTTTCGGTAAAATCCGTTAAAGGATATAGCCCCACAATATCTTCATCCAAAACCATTGTTTCTTTATAGTCTTTCGCACTTTCAAATGATCCGTATTCAGTACCATTAATTAGCCATCTTTTAGCTTTAGTAATATCCACAAATTTATTCATTGCCCCCTCGCTTTCTTTAGTAGTAATTTTGAGTATTCATACACACTTTCAAAAAGTTCATCTTCAGAAGTTCTGCGTAATACCAACATAAAAGCAACTGACAGTTCTCGTATTGTTGCATCACTTAATTCACGATATTGTGGTGTGGTGTAATTTCTCCATTGACATAAACATAGAGGTAAAACTGTTCCCATAGCTCTTGGGTCATTTATCAATCCGCATTTAGGACAATTCATTTCTCACTCACTTCTCTTAAAGTTTTTACTATCTCAGACCATTTAGCAAGTTCTTCATGGTATCCATGCTTCTTTTGAAAGTAATCACCTGCATAACAACCCCAATCATCAAGTGCCTCTAATACTGCTTCAGCATATTCAAGTCGTGTTGCCTTTAATTGTTTAATTTCACTTTTTAAAATCAAAACACAAGTGGCACATTCTGCATTACAGCCTGGTTCAATAGAATCTCCACAACTACAATATACTCTTTTATTCTCACTCATTTTCATTCCTTACTTGTTCGCTGTGTTTTTTAATACATTTCCACCCTTTGTGGTGGTTTCTTTTGCCTGATGCAATTGCTCCCATATGTGATGGTGACAAATTATTTTCTCTACAAAATTTATTCAAATTTTTTATTTCTTTTATTTCGCCATTTGGCGTTGTAATAATCCAAATTGAAGATATTTTATCTTTTCTATTTTCAATATCTTCTTTGCTTCTTTTACGGCCTTTCCAATAAGTACCTATTCCCGATATATCACGATTAGTTTGTTTTTTTGCTGATTCAGATAGTTTCTTTTTGTGTTCTTCACTTTTTAGTTTTCCTTTATTAGCTTCACCAATTTTTCTTTTATGTTCTTCAGGCATAATATAACCTTTTATACCTTCACCACCTAAAGTCATATTATAACCATGTTTAAATGTATCATATTCTTCAATAAAAAAACATTCCATACTTTTTATATGTTCATAATCATTAGACTGATATATTAAGCACCATTCAAAATTATCTCTACCATATTTTTTAATAGCATTGTGAAATTTAGTTTTACTTCTTTTTAATTCGTTGTGATGTTCACTATACCTTTTTGGCCAATTAGAATCCATACCAATATAAACTTTGCCGTTCGTTTTGTTTGTAGCTTTGTAGATAGAATAAATATTCATGCTGGCATAACCTTTCTATGTTAGAGTATGTGCGGACCCCCATCCGGCGACATACACCTATTTATTCATTTCTGCTATTTCTTTTGAATGACGGCAAGAATTTCTATATCCGTATCCTACACAATTACAACTATACTTACCACCAATCAATTCTACTGTATAAACCTTACCTGAATCACTCTTAACCTGCCATTGTGGATTGATTGATTGTAAAGTTTTTTCTTCTGATTGTAAAGTTTTTGCTAATTTGTCTAATGCTTTATGTTTAACTTTTTCAAATTTACGGCGAGTGGTGCTGACCTTCATTGGTGTTTTAAATACAATTACCTCATCCGTATTCTCAATGAGATACGCCAAGATATTGGACTTGCCATCAAACAAATAGGTGTGATTAGGTACATGGTATTCACTATCTGACCAATCGGTAACTTCACGGTAAGCACTTATACTCATACAATTCTCCACATAATACAACCATTTTAACACAACCACACCACAGGTCAAGAAAAACTTGTGGTATAGTTGTTCTTATACAACAATCAACCGCAAATTGCATAAGTTGCCAAATCTTTCCAGTTGCCGTTAGGATTAGATTTACGAATCTTGGTAACTTGAATCAAGGTACGCAAGGACAATTCTTTGACATCATCAACCAAGCCGGCAATCAAGTCAATAGCATCGGTCTTATGCTGTGTATCAAAGTCTGGCATAAATGATTGCTCAGTCAATAGATGACGCATACGCTCAACCTTCTGTTCTTTAGTCATAGTCAAATCAACGGACAATGAGCGAGATATAATCGCTTGGTCTAATTGATTGGATGATATGTTAGAAATGAATACAACACGGCCTTTGAACTCAAATGATGTTGGCAAATCTTCATCTTTGATGTCAGCACGCCATGAGATAATACGCTTAGAATAAGAATCGAGGGCGCCTTTGAGTAGATTCAATGAAACGGAATCTTTTAATACGCTGTCACAGTCATCAAACACGATAACGCTATGACGATTCTCATACAAGGTACGATACAAACCTTTAGGTGTAGAATAACCTTTGATGACCATGAAAGCATTTTTTGGTACAGGTGCACCGACTTGGTACTCATCAAGAACCGACATATCTTTGAAGCCGGCATTTTTGAGTGAAGTGGTAACAGTATGAGATTTACCGAGACCGCCAGGACCGGTAACTACAACAGAAGCTTGGTCGCCTTTCGCTAACATAGTAACCATGTCTGAAAGAAAACCAAAGCGTTGATTGATTGAAAACTTGGATGTAGCGACAGAAACAGCGGCCGGCTGTGTGTCTTTGAGCATACGCTCAATAACACGCTTGTTGGCACGGCTAACGGTTTTGCCATTGATAACTGCTTGGTACTTGCCATTTACAAATGATATTGCTGACATAAACTCTCCCTATTGAATATACAACCATTATAACAGGCTGGGCCGGCCAGTCAAGTAATATTTGAAGGCTGTTGTATTAAAACAACAGCCCTATTTTTAATATGACAGCCCAAGAGTTTTTCGGCCGGGAGTTTTTAAATCTCCACTTATCATGGTTTTATAATCATGGCAGCAGGAACAAAAGGTTTGCATATTTTCTTTTGTATTGTTTGATGGATTTCCATCGATGTGGTCTGTGTGTAAAGAGCGAGTAGTCATAATGGTTGTCGTGCATTTAAATCCTAAGCGACCATCAATGTTTTCACAATAATCTTTTCTCCATTTTCTGTATGGATGAAAAGAGTTTAGCCAACCACTTTCCGTTAATCCTTTATTGATAGCACATATTTTAATATGGCATCTTCCACAAACTCTACGAAAAGTTGCATGATTATTTTTGTCACGGCCAACAACTTGGCATTTATTATTACAACCTTTTGTAGAGCAGGTTGGGCGGTCTTTCATTGCTGGTAAAATCGTTTTGCTTTTGGTTTTCATAAACTTCTCCTTAAATTAAAAAAATAACAATGTATAAACTACAAATGCCATTATACATAGAACAATTTTAAACGCAAGTAGATTTGTAAGAATACAACAGTTTGAGAGCGTCTGGAGAGAGTTTTAGGACAGCGGAGGGTTGGACTATGGGTAATAAGACGCCATCGTTCCTGACTGTATTGGTGTTTCTATGACCATATTGGAGTGCGCCAGAACAACCCTCAGTCTGATATTGATTCTTATTATTGGGCAGATGTCTATTCTCCCACCAATAATAATTATCAAAGTATGGATGAATAGGATTGACTTTCATAGATAAATGAGAGCATAGAATAGAACAAGGCCACAAACCAAAACTGTCATAGTATATAATCCGTCACTCTTGTTAGATAGTTTTTTGGGTTCCATTCCGCTATATATAAAAAAATGCCAAGGCCGAAGCCTTGGCTAAAGTCTCAGAAAGTGAGAGAGAAATTAATCAGGTGAGCAACACAACAACCAATATCCTAGTTTGCCTTCATATTCTCCTCTACGAACAGCAATATAAGGATTAATTTTATAAACTTCGCTAAAGGTTCTAGGTTCTTCCGAAATTACGAAAAAACCTTCGCCAGATTTTAGTTTTGATACTTGCTGAGCGAGAGGAGACCGGAGTCTGCCAAAACGATTCTGTAATATATTATTAAAGAAATCAGCCGGTAATTCCATGATTGGTGTAAATCTCAATTCACTATTTGCCATAATAATCCTATACAGTTTCAGGTTGTGCTATAGGCGTTGCTGTAGGTACAACTGGTGCCACTTTCTTGGCAACCGGTTGAATGAATCGTCCGTTCTTGTCGAACTGTTCAAAATTAACCAATTGATAAGCGGTCACTTTACGACCAGACTTAATCACTTTTACAATGCCGCCATCACGGCGTATATTGTAAATGTTGGTAGAGAGGCGATACAAGACTGCTTCTTGGTCGGTGCCTTTGAATACTGCTGCAATTTCGTCAGGACTCACAGGTTTGCCAGATAACAAAACTTGTGTAATCTTTTCGTGACGGTTTACTTTGCCTTTGCGAATTGTTAATGCCATGGTTTATTTCCTTTTCAATTAAACATAATATAAATTTACTACTGTTGACCATTCTACAGGTATTCCAACCATTTGTCAAGCGTCCTCTGGTTGTTTACCACTTTCTACCAGGTGATACTATGACTGCCACTTGGTTTATACGGAATTCTGGAAATTGTTCTTTGAATTTATCCGCCGCTTCGTAAGCATCATCAGCCCCCATCGTATAACATCTTGACATTGGTATATTATCATCACGGTATTCTATCAAATACAGTTTATTTTCAACACTCATTCTTCCATTTCCTCCAAAGCATCCAATGCTTCAATGATACACGAATCAGCACAACTCATTAAACTTTCAATTTCAGGATGAGTGTGTTCTGGTGTTATTTGTAAACCATTGGACATTTCGGTACTCGCCCAATGGTAAACATCCGAAAGCAGGCTTTGTGCCTGTTTTAATTTTTCAATCATTTCTGCGTTTGTCATACATATTCCTTTTCATCAATAACCCAGCCTTCGG